GGCAGTCTTGCCCAGCCCCATGTCCAACATGAGGGCCAGCCCGGCGTCACGTCCGCGCAGGAAGTCTCGAGCGACCTCCTGGTACTCGTGGAACTCCCCCAGTCGGTGGTGGTTGGTGCAGGTGGTGCAGAACTCTTCCTCACTCACGGCAGGAGCACCTCCCCGACACCGGCAACTCCATGAAGCACGACGGGCAGATCTCACGGGGAGGGTGGATCAACGTCGGGCAGTCCACGTGGACTAGGTCGCCGTCTGTGTCGTACTCGACCTCGGCCTCGACAGGGAAGCGTTCGTCGCACGCCGCACACACACCGGAGTACTTCGCCAAGAACGACATCAGCGCTGCTCCTCGGTCATACGGAGACGGTACACGTGCCCGTTCTCGTCCGGCAGCAGTTCGGCGTCGAGCAGGATGCGCCACTCGTCCTGAGAGAGCCGGGTGATGCGAGTGGTGTCCGAGAACAGATCGGTGTACTCGGCTCGATGGATCAGCACCATGCCGTTCATCGTCCCCTGGGTCCGCAGGGAGCCGATCTGGAACTCGACGTCCTTGCCTTCGTGCTTCCCCGGATGACGAGGACCGCCTGCTCAAGTTCGACCTCCATGGTCTCCAGGCACTCGTCAAACGAGGGCTGGTCCTCTAGGTCGATGCGTGAGAACGGGGTGACGCGTGGGCCGTGCCAGTGCATGGCGGTTCCTCCATGTTTAGGGCTGAGACGTCCAAGCCTAGCGCTTGCGGGCTCGGCCGGGTCGCTTGCTCCCAGGACCGACAGCATCCAGGGCTTCGCGGATGAAGTCGATGACGCCGTCGCGGTCGTCAATGACATAGACACGGTACCCCAACTGGCGCAGCCTGTCGTGCCAGACGAGTTGGATCGGCTCCGGCTTCTCGCCCTTCTGCTTCAACTCCACGAAGCACGTCACCCCGCCGGGGAACAGGCACATGCGGTCCGGAACACCGGCGATGGTCGGCACCCACTTGAAGGCGTACCCACCCACCAGGCGGACCCGCTTGCGGAGGAACTCCTCCAGGTTCTTCTCCAGGTGAGCGTTGCCTCGGCGGTCGACTGCCGCGCTCATCGGCGGTCACCAGGGATGACGACGAGGCCATGGCGGCGCTGCGGAGTCTCCAGCGAGGTGTCCCGGACGAAGTAGTGGTTGTCCGGCTTCTTGGGGTGCGGTGCGATGTCGCACCTGAACACCCGACGGCCCTTGGTCGTGTACGTGGCGTTGCACATGGTCTGCGGTTCCATGAGGCCTAGTCTAGCCGACGAGGGCCGGGCTGAGCCGGGCGTCGTCGATCTCGGCACCCGCCGGGCCGGGCTTCCGTGGAGCGTGGAAGAGTCCACGGCTCCGGCCCTGGCGGGGCCTCCTCACTCCAGCCGGTCTTCCCCTTCCCGAGGACGGCAGCGCAGCCGACGGCACGAGGTCGGCGCGGTGCTGACGGCGAGTGGCACGGAGCCATAGTAGCGCATCGCCAGGCATCGGCAAAGGGTCACCCGTCAACGGTGGCGAGGTAGCGATCCAGTGCCCGGATGGCTCGGGAGAGACGGTCGGCGTGTTGGGGGTCGTCTCTGGGTGTGATGGACAGCAGTCCGGTGCGGTAGACGGCTCGGCTCAGGAGCACGGTGGGTGTCGGTTCCATGGCGGCATCGTACCTCGTGTCGACGGATGAGGGATCAAAGGGTGAAGATCAGTTGCGCGTTGCATGAGAACATGACTTGGAACCTTATTCCTTAGTTGCTATTTACTCTCACATGAGACGAGAGGGTCGCTGAGGGTCCCCTTCGAATTCCGAAAGTCGGCATAAACGTATCGCGATCAGCGGGAATATGGTCGACGGACGAATTGAGCCATCGGGAGTTTCTGCGAAACACCACCTTAGTTGGACGCGAGAAACCTTACTCGATCGACTAAGGCTTATTAGAGGTCAAATAAGGTGTATTCGACGGAAAACACGTGAAACGACCCTCTACGACCCTCAACGCGACCCTCAGCGACCCTCAAGCCCGACCCTCAGCGACCCTCAGCGCCCCTCAACAGAGGGTACCTGAGGGTAAACCCTGATCTACCAGGGCGAATGCGAACGTAGAAACTAGAATCCCGTCCACACGACCCTCTGAACGTTGAGAGAGGGTACGCGAGCGAGACTAAGCAACTAAGGTGTGCCTCTCCTCCTCGGCTCGAGTTTGCCTCGGCTCGGGACGGCATCCTGCGGCCCGCGTCCTGACCTACCGTCCGCCCCGGTCTGAGAGGGTATGATGGTCCCGGTGGGTGGAATGTCCGCTCACGTCACGATCGGCCGGGAGACAGCCGTTGACGGCCTGAGAGGAGTGGTGTAGATGAAGCCGTCTGAGTACGGGGGAAGCGACACCCACAAGACCCAGGGCATCCAGCCCGCACCGCACGAGCCCAATCCGCCGGAGCAGTTGCGGCTGATCTACGGAACGGATCCGGCGGACTCTCTGTCCGGCCCGGACCAGACCCAGCCCCGGCGTCCGGGAAGTGGTGGGGACAGTGGGAGGTAGGCCCAGCAAGGGGACGAAGAAGGACCGTCGTCTTCGCGGAAACAAGAGAAAGTCGAAGGCCGTCGGAGGACGGAAAGAGAAGGCGTAGGATCCGTCTTCTATACTGAAGAGGGCGAGCGGCTGCTCGTCCTGCACACCGGCAGCAGCCGGGGGAGAGGAGAGAAACGATGGCAGAGCACGACCGGAACTATCGGGTGACTGGACGGTACGCTCGGTTCCTCGCTGGAGACATCACCGTCGAGGATCTGGACGACGAGGAGTTGGCGAGGGGACGTCTGCGCTCGAGCGACGGGACTTTCCGTGGTCGTCCGCCGACGATGCTCCCCACCGAACTCGTGCAGGCGATGAAGCGGGAGTGGCTCGGCAGGGCACAGGAGAAGTTGCAGACCGCGCTGCTGGGCTCGGGCATCGGGACGCTGGTGGAGTTGGCCAAGGAGTCGCCGGACGACAGCGTCCGTCTCCGTGCAGCCCAGGCAATCATCGAGCGGACGATGGGCAAGGTGCCTGACAAGATCGAGGTCGCTGCTGAGGATCCGGTGGAGACCCTCTTCCGAAAGATCCTGAGCGATCCGTTCGGCCTGCAGCAGGGAGGGATCCACGAGCCGACCGCCGAGGAGAGGGAGATGCTCTCGTAGTAGAGATCCCCAGAGCGAGAGCACGAACGAGGCCCGGCCAGAGTAGGCTGGGCCTCGTTCGTATACGACCACAGGAGGAACCGATGGCTGACACCAAGACCTTGATGACCACGGAGGACACGCTCCTTGCCGTCAGCGAGTGGCTGGACTCCCAGGGACTGATCGCTCCGGACAACCATGAGGAGACCGGGGCCTCGCAGGACCGGACCCACGCCGAACTCGCCCAGCAGTTCGTGGAGCACTGGGAGTCCAACCCGCACCGTGCTGTGCTGGCAGGCCGCGTGATGGCGACGTTCGCTGGCATCGTGAAGGAACTCGGGGAGAGCATCGCCGCTGCGTCCATCCTGCCGGAAGACGAGTGATGGGACTCATGGACAAGATCCTCCGACGCCCGGTCGTGGACCTGGCCCAGGAAGTGGACGATGCACTGGGTCGGCTGGCCCATGCACGAGGACAGCAGGAGGCCTGCCGCCACGCTCTGTCCCTTGCTGACGGAGACGTACGGCAGGCGGAGCAGGCCGTGGCTGCCGCTCGCGATGCACTGTTCGCTGAGCATCCGGAGTTGGTCCCCGGCCCGGCCCCGGCGGTCGCTGCTCCCATCGCTCCGGAGACGGGGTACGAGAGGGTGGAGGTGGACGACGAGAACGATCCCCGCTTCACCGCCGGGGTCGAGGTGTCCACTTCCGACGACGACCCGCTACCCCCGATCGTATGGGAGGAGCACGATGGCTGAGCAGTACCCACATCTGCATCGCGAGTTCGTGCCCGGCTGCTTCCGTTGCGAACTGTCTAGGGACGAGGTCCCGAAGGAGGAGCACGATGGCTGAGGAGACCTGCCCGTCCACTCCCGGCTGCCCCGGCCATCCGGCCTACGCCTCTCCCGGCAAGGGGCACTGGGACATCTGCCAGCACCCGCTGCCGTACGACGGAGACCCCGAGGCACTGGAGTTCCGACAGACCGAGGCAACGACGAACGCCATGGCTGGGGCGATGACGATCGTCTACCTCTTCGGTGCGGCAGTGCGGGACGGGAGCCCGAAGCAGCAGGCCCGGCTGGCAGAGATCCGTGAGATGCTCGAGGCCAAGGTCCCGTTCAAGGACATCGGACAGGCTATCCTGGAGACGATGGGACCGCTGTGGACTCCAGACGCAGAGACCATGAAGGCGATCGAAGCGATCAACAGGAGGAACTAACATGGCTGTCAAGCCGTTGCCGGTGCACGGCGTGGACATCTCCCGGTGGCAGAACGGGAAGTTGGACATGGCCGGTGCCAAGAAGCGTGGGCTCCTGTGGCTGTACCACAAGGCCACCGAGGGTGCGACGTTCAAGGACACGAACTACACCAAGCGTCGAGCCGAGGCCAAGAAGGCCGGGCTCCCGTTTGGCGCGTACCACTTCGCCCGTCCGGACTCCGCCAAGGATGCGGTGCAGGAGGCGAAGTTCTTCCTGTCCGTCGCCAAGCCGGTGCCCGGCGATCTGCGTCCGGTGCTGGACCTGGAGTCCCACGAACTGTCCTCCATGGCCAAGGTGCGGGAGTGGGCCGCTGCGTTCGTTGCGGAGGTCAAGCGCCAGACCGGCGTGCTGCCGATCGTGTACACGCCGTACGACCTCGGATCGTCGGTGAAGGGCTGCCTCGTCTGGCGTCCGAGGTACAACAACTCCAACACTCCTCCGCCTCTGGCCTGGGACATCTGGCAGTTCAGCAACGGTGTGTACGGTGTCCCCAAGACGCTCGCCGGATTCGGCAACGTGGACCTCAACACGATGCGCAAGGGACTCACCGTGGACCAGATGCTCATCCCCAAGAAGGAGACGCCGAAGCCGACCAAGACGATCGCCCAGATCGCCAAGGAGGTCATCGACGGGAAGTGGGGCAACGGAGACGACCGGGTGAAGCGGCTGAAGAAGGCCGGGTACGATCCCAAGAAGGTGCAGGCCGAGGTCAACCGGCTGCTGGCTCCCAAGCCGAAGCCGAAGGTCCGGCTCAAGTTCGCCCACGTCAGCCTGCAGTTCAGCGACCCGGACAAGCAGCACACCGCCGACATCCAGAAGATCTTCCGCCGTGGCTACGACGTCATGACCGGCACTGAGGCCGGGCCGGGTGCCGGCAACACTTCTGCCGAGTTGAAGCGCATCGGCAAGGAGGAGGGCTACCTGGTCCACGTCACGTCTCGCTACGGCACGTGGGTCGCGGTCAAGGCCAGCCTCGTGTCCAAGGGATCGTGGAAGAAGGGCTCGCTCTTCGCTCTCGACCGCTCGTCCAAGACGAAGCCGAAGCCTCCCGGCAAGTGGGGAGACAAGGGCATCGTGTGGGCGTCGTGGACCCATCCGACTCTCGGGGCCATGGCTGTGGGCGCGGTGCACTTCCTCGCCAAGAGCGGGGCTGGTGCATCTGCCAAGGAGAAGACCGACGCGGCCTACGCTGCCAAGATCGAGGAGTGGCGCAAGTCGTTCCCGGCAGGCACCGAGTGCTTCATCGGTGGAGACTTCAACCGCAACGACAAGACGTACGATGTCTTCCGTGGCAAGGCTGGGTTCATCACCACCGGCGACGAGTTGAAGAAGTGGCCCGACACTGGCCACGGACCGATCGACGCCACCGCTCGCGAGAAGTCGTCCAAGCGGGTCGAGGCCGTGTCCGTCAAGGCGGTCAACGACAAGGCCCTCCCGCTGTACACGGACCACTTCCCGGTGGAGGCTGTGTACGAGTTCACGCCGTGACCATCGTGCCGCAGGAGCGGATCAACCTCAACCCTCCTCGCCCCATCAACGAGATGTTCCTGTACGACACGATCGGATGGAACCCCCACGCGGGGCAGCGCGAGGTCATCCAGTCTCAGGCTCGGCAGAAGGCAGTGGCTGCTGGCCGCCGGTTCGGCAAGTCCGAGATCGGCGGCCACAAGTTGGTGCAGGAGGCGATGAACACTCGTCTCGTCAAGTCGGTGCTGGAGGACCTCGGCAAGCGGCGTGAGTTCTGGATCGTCGGTCCGTCCTACACGGACTCCGAGAAGGAGTTCCGCATCCTGTGGAACGAACTGTCCCGCCTCGGGTTCAAGGACCATTTCGATCGTCCGGGCTCGTACAACAACCCGGAGCAGGGGGACATGCACCTCTCGCTCTGGGAGGGGAAGTTCCAGGTCCACGCCAAGTCGGAGAAGCACCCTGACTCCCTGGTGGGTGAGGGTCTCTCCGGCGTGGTGCTGGCCGAGGCTGCCAAGTTGAAGGAGCGGACCTACAACAAGTTGATCCGCCCCACGCTCGCGGACTTCCTCGGCTGGTGCTTGATGACCTCCACTCCGGAGGGCAAGAACTGGTTCTACGAGATGTGGAAGCGGGGACAGGACCCCAACCGACCGGACTGGGACTCGTGGCGGATGCCGTCCTGGGCGAACCCGTTCGTGTACCCCGGAGGTGCCTCGGACGACGGGATCCTCCTGCTCCGGCGGGCCATCAAGGACCGAGAGGTCGTGGACCTGTCGCTGTTCCGTCGTCTGGGGATCGACCCCGAGATCGGGGAACTGGCAGCCGACCTCACGGAGGAGGCGTTCAACCAGGAGATCGGTGCACTGTTCACCGAGTTCGTGGGCCGAGTCTTCAAGGAGTTCGACGAGGAGGTCCACGTCGGGGACTTCGACTTCGAGCCTGGCTGGGAGACCGTGGGTGCGGTGGACTACGGCTTCACGAACCCGTCCGTCTGGCTGCTGATCCAGATCGACCCGTTCGGGGAGCGTATCCGCGTGCTGGACGAGGTGTATGAGGCTGGACTCACCAACGACGAGTTCGCGGCGGAGATCCGCTCTCGCGGCCTCTCACCGGGTGGTCTCCGGTACTTCTACCCCGACCCGGCGGACCCCGGAGCCACGAGGGTGCTGGAGGACAAGTTGAAGATCCGGCACAAGAGCGGGACCGGCGGCGAACTCAAGTGGCGCATCGACGCCATCCGCCGGGCACTCAAGGTCCGCAACACCCACCTGCCGGAGGGCGACCCCGCTCGCATCCCGATGCTGCAGATCGACCGCAAGTGCGAGAAGACGATCAACGACATGCTGAACTACAAGTACCCGGAGAAGAAGTCGCAGCAGACCGACACCAACGCGCCGGAGAACCCGATGAAGAAGGACGACCACGGGCCTGAGGCTCTGGGCCGGTTCTTCGCTGGTCGGTTCGGGACGCCGGGCAAGCAGCGGAAGGCTCGCGCCACCAAGAGCAACGTCGCTGCGTGACCGGTCCGGTATCGTAGCCTGTAGCCGACTAGGAGAGGACCACCATGGACTTGACGCCGTACTCGTCCGTGAAGCCGCTGATGGGTCCTCTGGACCAGTGGCTCACCGCAGAGGACGCCGAGCGTCTCCAGGCGTACGCTGTGTACGAAGGCATCTACCGGAACACCCCGCAGGTGTTCAAGTTGGTGCAGCGTGGAGACGAGCAGA